TCTTTTGCTTCGGTAGACATGGTATCACCGAAATGCTTTTGGATTATACCAAGTTCGTAATAGTAAGCATTGGCTTTGAACGTCCCGTCAATAGCCCCATCAAGAGCGGCTAAGAAATCCGTCACCTTCGCATAGCCGGAGTATGCTTTAGCCAGACCTCCAGTTATATAGCCATCCGTTTTGAGTCGGGCAACAACCCCGCCTGCATCGTTCGTGATACGGGCCTCATCAACAGCCGCCATCAAAGCTTGAAGGTCTTGTTCCGGCGTGGCGATTATACCCCTAAGCAGATCCTGTGCGGCCCGCCCTTGGGATTGGTCGTTGAGAACATTAAGCTGTATCAATCGAAGGATTGAATTGCGTTGTTCTTCCTCCGTGCCGAGGCGGGAGAACGCTCCACTCCACGATTGTTTGATGGACTGCGAACCCTTAGTCGAGAACGGGTTCATTAGGATACCTTGGGCTGCGCTTACGATGTAACCACCGATGACGTTACGGGGCCAGTAGCCGAAGCCGAGTTGGGTTTTCATTTGGATGGCAGCACCACTTACACCCATGATTGCCCTACCTACACCATTCATTATGTTTGTGGAGTTCGCTGCCAGCCCCTTCATGTTCACGCCGAACATCTCATTGATAACTCCGGCAACCTTAGGGTCGAAGTAAAGACCAGCAAGATCACCTGTCGTCTTCGATGAACTTGCGGCGAAGGATGTAATCCATCCCGCCTTCGCATCCTTACTTGCAAGGCCGAGGTCGAGCGCGGTCTTTGCAAAGTCAGTCTTGAACTTATCGTTTGCGGACAGCATACCTACGCGGAAAGCTGTGTTGACTGCATTGGCAAGCGGGTCATCAATCTCACCTAAGAGGTCGCGGAATGTAGAATCGATATCCTTCTTCGGCTTAAAGCGATTAAGGTCTTTGCGGATAGAGTCAACGGTCTGGCGATCAATAGCGGATGTCATTGTCTCAAGGCTAGACAGATAGTTGTCTAGCTTTTTAAGAGTAAGGTCATCCACATCCTGAGCCGTATAGGGCTTACCAATCTTCTGGAACTCAGCTTCGGACTCTTCATAGTATGCCGCTGCTGCATTCATCCTAAGCTTATTGAAGTCAACGTCCTTGCCTTCAATCTTAATGACACCACCCATCTTCGCAGCCATAGCCCATCCTTCAGTATTGAAGAACTTGTATGCCCGCGTAAGATATACATCGTTGGACTCATCGAATCCGATATCGCCCTTAAACTTATTGATGTCCTTGCGGAATAGAACGGCGCGGTCAACGAGTTCGTTGAACCCTGCATCCCTAATGCTTTGCTCTGCCGCTGCCTGTATCTTGACAAAAGCTTCGTTGAACCGGAGACGACGCTCACGCTTTAGCTTCTCACTGTACTCAGCAACAAGATCAGCCTTGCGCCCTTCGGTTTCCGTATCTGGGATGGTTGCTTCATAAGCAATCGACAAGTCAGATATTTCTTTTAGGTCTGCGTTGGTGAGCGGTGGTGCCGTTGTTCCAAACAGAACCTTGATGTCTTCCATATCGACACCACCCTTAAGTGCGTTGTCACGAAGCTTAGGGAAATACTTAACGAGTGATTTAGATGCAGCGGTGATTTGGTTTACCGTTCCGTTACGTAGGTTGACGATGTCCCGCAGTTGCGACGGCAGGTTATACAAACGCAGCCGCTCGTTCATCGCATCCACCTTGCCCTCATTGGAAGACATAACGGGGATTGAATAGGACACTTGATCCTCAACAGGCGAGCCGTCGAGAGAGGCGAAGAAGTTCTCCGTGTCACCGAAGCGACCTTCTGCATAGAGGTCAGCGTTAAAGTCAATCGACTTACTCCTGTTAATCTTACGGAGCATACGCACTGCGTGAGAGATGGACGCTGCTGTCTCAGTGGACGGATACTCCGCGAACCGCTGACGCAGGCGAGTGACGAATGCTTTGATCGCATCAATCACCGTTGAGAGTAGTGTGCTGTTTCCTTTAGTGCTACGGACGATGTCCTCATACGTGCGACCGTTAGCACCCTTCTCAACCTGCATCCTGATCCATTCATCGGCAATGCGTGAGTCAGACAGGATACCGGATGCCCGATCCATTGCCACCTCAGCAAGGATCTCTTCGTTGGTAAGTCCAGATGTAGTATAGTATTCCTCTGCGATCTTCTGTAGTTGGTCCTCGCCCAACTCAGAAGCAACGCGCTCAATTTGAGCGGGCGTGAATTGATTGAGTGCGGCGAAGTGCGCGAGCTCATGGTTGACGAGTCCTTTGATGCTGGCTTTGGCTGCGTTCTTACTAAGCCCTGCAACAAGATCATCTAAGTTCTTCTTACTGAAGAGCATTACGTTTGGCTCTTGTCTTGAGATGCCTGCGATGCCCTTGAACTCAGAGTCCATCCGAAGACTCATGCCTTCAGGGAGTTGCTCTTTAAAGTACGACTCAGTGTCAATAGCAACACCTCCTGCTGCGTCTTGTCTTGCGACGGAGAAGAGCATGGATAACTCACGACCGTCTACGTTAGACAGATCATAAGCTATCCCAGTAGCATTAGTTTTACTAACACCTTCTGACTTGAATACAGTTGATGGGTCTTGCTGCATTTTACCCATGTCAACAGGCTCGCCTATTGTCTTTGTCAGACGAGACATTAGTGTGTGCAGTCTTCCAGCTTTAGAATCATACGAAGCACGCATACCAACCTCAGTTTTTGGTCTACCGAACTCATTTAAGTTTGATGCTCTATCGTGCCCTTCGGTCATCATCGCAGTCTCTGCATCAGGGATAACAACGTAATTTTGACCGCGAGAGATAGCGTCAGAGATCGCTGCCTTCAGGACAAGAGTTTCATAAACTGCAAGTAAAGGTTCTACACTTGTCTCCCCCTTAGTAGCCCAATCGCTTTGCACTTCAAATAAGAACGTAGCCTTTTGCCCGTTTGGCAGTGTCTCTGTGTATGATCTTCCGAAACCAATAATGTTATTCCGATTTGGGAAATGCCTACCCTCTTTAAATAGTTGTTGCGATGCTGGGTTTTCAATAAGAATATCCCGCACATCTTCCATTTGATTTAGGTTCTTTGGGTTTATCATTTCATACCTTTTAGATGCAGCATAGTCTTTATTGTAGCGTGCATTATATCGACCAAAAGCTTCATCCCCTAGAAGCGTAAGGTTATCTAGCTCAGTTTTTAAATTACTATATTCAGTAGAGTCATAATCGTATGTATCCATCAAACTAGAAATCCAATCCACTTCCTCTCTAATACTAAGTATCTTCTCATCGCTTAGAGGATTATTAAACTCATCGGATATCTGGCTAGTCGAAACCCTTGCATTAGCAAGAGCTTGCAAGTTGGTGATTGTTTTGTTCGCGTCGATACGACCATTCACAACCAGACCTTCAAGGGATGGGATGACTAGCGATGCCTCACCTTTTGAGAAACCTTTAGTGATCTTAGCAGATAGGCTCTGCCACGGCACTGTGCCATCAGCGGAAACGGTGAGCCCACCTAAGACTCCACCTTTGCCGTTAATCATATCCTCAATCGCAGCCTGACTCCTGAACATCGAGAGTGGTCTCGTGCTAGTGCTATTGACAAGTGAAGCAACAGGCGAAGTCAGAGTGCCAACGACGTTAGCCTGTTCTTTAGCAGACAACAAGACATTTGAGTTACTACGGAGTTGACCCTTAACCTTTGCGAACTCACGCAAGGCACTCAGTCCCTGTTCGATCTTGTGTGCATCGAGTCGGAGGTTCCGTTCGGATTTGATGTTGAACGTATTTGCTCCAGCAAACATCTGCGTGAAGTCAAGTAGCTCATCGAATGCGGATGCCGTCTTCTTGTCAACAACACCGAAACCAAACAACGCACGTAGCGATTCCCAGATGCGGCTGAGCAGCGAGCGTTGTGCTGGCGGGGTCGCAGCCCTGATGAGCGACTGGAACTCTGGCGCGGTAAGCGCATGGGTGATGAACTCAAGATCGTCCGTAAGTGCTGCGGTAAACCCTTCAGTATCGAAGCCCATCTTTGCTGCCTGCACGGCAGTAAGATTGCGGAGTGACGCGATGCGCTGCATTGCTGCAATCTGCGCGGGCGTTTTCGGATTAGTCATCGTTTGGATTGTCACAGCGTGCAGGTATTCGTGCAGCAGAACGTCAACAACACCGCGACCGTTGTGGCCGGAGATGTTAATCACGACCAGATTGGACTTCGGCATGAAGGCTCCGGCAAAGCGGACATCGTTCATATCACCAATTGTAAACCGGACATTGCGAATAAGATCCGCGTTGGCCGTAAGCACACCTGCAACCAGTCGTTGCATTGGGGTGCCGGATTCTTGGATGTCTCGCAGTGCGGCGATAACGGATGCCGGATCGTTGCTCACGATACCTAAGCGTTTGATCTCCGCGTTGTTCACTTTGCGTGCTGTGGAGGCGAGCATGTCACCATCGGCTTCGCTTAAGTAAACACCAACGGATTCTCTTGCCAGCTTTCTGGCATTAGACAGGCGTATCTTTTTATCAACCTGTGTAGCCTTTTTCGGTAGTGGCTCAAGCTGTGTTGGGATAGCACTCGTCCCCTTAGGTGTGAGTATTTCATTATCAACAGGAGGTAGCCACCCCATATCAATAAGAGCATTGGCAAGGTCGAGTCCTTCGGGGGATGACTTAAGATCGCGTGCAAGCTTTACGCCTGTTTCCTTTTTGTAGTTGTTTAGTGCGTGACCTGCAAGATCGATGAGTTCTATCGGATTCATATTCTCCTTGAGGTCTGGTACAAATTTACTTACAATCTTGAATAGACTTTTGTATGCTTTGGTATTTACCTGTAGTGTCTCGGCCAGTTGATTAAGAGTAGAGGTATCCATTAGGCGGATAGCGGACTCGACCACATCGGAATTAGTATCAGCCAATGAGTCCTGCACATCGTCATAATCTTCTTGTGAGACGGCACTGTTGCCGCGCACTTTGCTGTTGCGCCGGATCTCTGAAACTTGATATCGTTTAGCGGACTCACGTACTTGAGTCCTGAAGGGCTTAACCCCTATGATACTCATCTCACCGGAATTAACACTGTTATAAAGGTATGTTCCGTAGTTAGTGAGTTCCCCTTCGGGAGACTCAGCGGTCTTACCGTAGATTTTCTTAAGTGCATCGGCGACATCTTTAATCGGCGGGGTTACCTGACCCTTGGATGTCGCCTCTTCAAGAATAATTTTAGGGATATTGATGTCGGATAGCGTAGTTGATGGGTCAAGTTGCTGTGCTTTGGCAAGACTGTTTTGGATCTTCTTTCCGAGCCCATATTCTTTTAGGCTATTGGCGTAAGCAACTTGTGCCACACTCATCGCTTCCCGTCCTTTGTCTTCGCTAAGACCAAAAACATTTGTAACTAGGTTTTCAAAACTACCAAAAATACTTTTTCTAATTTCTGCACCCGATGGTGTTGCAACATTTTCAGACTGGGATGCTGACATCATGTCATTCATATACGTCTCAAAGGTATTGTTGTCTCTGTTTCTGGCCGAAGGGCCCGCGCCATCTAGGAACTGTGGTGCTGGTTCGCGTAGCAGGTTACCCAAACTAGTCATCGCCTTCTTCGGGGTATACCCACTTTTACCAACAAGGGAAACATCTCCGGCGTTATATACTCCGGTATCATTTGGGTGCCTTCTCACACCAATAACTTCCAGCCCGCCCTTACCTGTAGATCTGGTATCAATTGATTTGTTAAGGGAGAATCCTTTACTTGAGACAATAGATTTAGGAATAATAATTCTAAGCCCCTTGTCAATCTGTTGCATGGTAACAAGAGGGTTATTGGTAAACACACCTGCAATAGGGGTTTTGTTGGCATCCACAATAACAGGGATATCAATATAGCTACTGCCAGCCGCATCCATATTCGGGACTTTAACATTAGACTTTACTGTAGCTGTTCCTTTAGGTACAGGGATCAACGGGAAGTTTTCTGTAATGGCTTTAAGTAGACGCTGCTTGATCTCAGTGCTGTGTGACTGGAACGGGATGCCACTCACTACCCTAGGATCGAACCCATGCTCAGCGAAGTTACTGATCATAAAACCACCAGCAGCAAATTCGGTAAAGAGTTGAGCTTCGGTTGTATTGCGGAACAGTCCGTTTTTATATACAGCAATCGGGGTTTGCTTACTTACATAGGCAACAGGACCAACGCCTTTCTTCTCTTTAAATTTAGATTTTGCTGCTACTACTGCCGCTGCTTTTGCTGCTACGTCAGGCGACGGGCTTACCTTGCCATTTATAATATCGAGAAGCTCGTCGGCGTTCCTTTGCTGATCCGTGCGGGTGTCAACATCAGGGTCGGAACTACTAAGCTCTTCGATTAGCTTTACAATTTCAGACGACTTGTCACCAACAGCAATGCGTGCGAAAAGAACACTATCGCGGAGACGCTTCAAAGCGTCAAGAATGCCCGACGGCACTGCCCTTCCGGTTTCTTTAGCAGAGGATACGCGACCATCCAACTGTAGTAGTTCAACCTCAAGAGATTCCAAAGTGGTAGCGCGACCGTCAGCATCGAGCACCGGAACGGTAGTCGCGAGTTCCGACAGTTCCTCTTGTAGTTTGGCCGCAGCTTCAGTTGGATTCTCTTCGCCATCTACAACAGTAGTTGAAGGCAGCGGGGTAACCGGAACCTTCTTCCCTTTAGCGGGCTTCTTGCCTACGGGAGTGGTTACAGGAGCAACAGCAGGTGCAACAGCAGGTGCAACTACAGCGGCAGGTGCAACTACAGCGGCAGGTGCGCCTTCGGTTGGTGCTTTAGCGGGCGTGAACTGAGCGATCTTAACGCGATCATAGATAGCCTGCAAAGCGTTGAGGCCACTCAAGATCTCTTGTCGGTTTTCACTAAGAGCATCGTCAAGACCTAAAGCAAAATTGTTTGCCGTGTTGATACGAGCTTGAAGATCTACAAAGTCATCGTCGGTAAATGATTGGGCTACACTATTAATTGCTTCAGCGGAATAGCCAAGGTCATAAACATAAAACATTGCTTGTGCTAGTGGGCTCCCCCTGATAAGGCCGTTCACAAACGTATCCTCTACCGTTTGTGGTTTCGACGGGGGTGTGACTCCGGTCTGCTCAGCGTTCGCAATAACAACTTCAGCGGGTGTGGCAGCAGCGTCCAGTGGCTTGCCATCATCAACACTAACTGGAATTGCGGCTGCCTTCTTGCCCTTCTTACCCTTAACCACAACAGGGGTTGGTGGTGTAATTACTGCCGTTGGGTTTGCTACAGGGGTGGTGGCGGGCTCGATAGCGGGAGCCTCATCGAATAGACCCAACTCAAGTTGTTGGATATTCTCTGGCTTGCTGAGTTCTGCAAACTCAAGATTGTAATAGCGAAGAGCATCTTCGATTTGCCCCCTATCCGTGAGGATAATGTCACTAAGGATATTCTCTTGCCCAATAAGACGCGCATTCTTAATACGAAGAACTGGAGCATCTGCCATGTCCTCAACAAGGGATACGTTCTCTACTTCAGGCGGTAGTGCAAACTGTTGTTTGCTCTTTGGGTTTGGTGCAACATAAGGAGTTCCGGCGGGAATAGATCCCCTGTGTTCTCCGGTAACCATCAACCGCTTACGGTCAAGGCGAACGCCAGACTTATCAATCGGCTGGAATTTATTGCCTACAACAAGGTGGGTAACACCGTCGGTTCTAGGCTCATCAAGGATGAGGTGGATTGTATCACCCACACGCTCAAGGGTTCCGGCATAGGAACCAACATAGGCACGCTCACCTTCAAAGTCTGTAAGGAACCGAGTTGTCTCAGACAACACCATTGAGCGCGTGTCTCCGAGTGGCAACTCAGCTTGCCCCATAGGGTCGAAGCTAATAGGTTTGTCTACGTTTGTGACAACCTCTTCGAACTTGACCCGCTCTTCTTTCTGTTGCTGTGCCGCAATCTCAAGCTGCTTCTGTGCGTTGGCTGCTGATTGTGCGTCGTTAAGCTGACGTTGCAGGACTTCGGCAGTGGCACTGCTTCCCGTCTTACGCAAATCGTTGGCTACCTTAGTAAGCACTGAAGCCCGTGCGTCAAGAGCAAGTGAGATCTCAGACTGTTGGAGGGGTGCTGTGATCTGACCAACGGCGGGCACTGCCGAACCTAGGATACCGCCCAAAGTAAAGGCAGTGAAGATTTGATTCACACGCTCAGCGAGCGGGGTGTTCTTGTCTAGTGCAGCATCTTCAATGCGTCCTTGGATCGCAGTATCAAGTGCTTCTTCGAAACCTTCACCGACACCACCCTTAAGGACTGTCCTCAAATAGTTCTTATACTCGCCGCCAATGTGAGTACGCAGAACTTTTTTAAAGGCCCCGTCGGAGAGCTTAGCTCCAGCGTTCTCCAGATTCTCGTAAAGGAACTTGGCTTGTTTGTAGTTAAGCTCGCTAAGTGGAACCTTACGCACGTTGGTGGCTGTCTCATCAGCGAGAGTAGCAGGGCGGAACCTACCCGTTGCAAGATCTTCAACACCACCATTGCCTAGGAAACTCATTCCGGCAGTGATAACAGCGGTGCTTAGTCCAGCCGCGATCCCGTAACCAAAAGCATTTTGATGTTTTTCATCGTGGCTCATGGTGTCTGGCAGTTGACCGTAGATAGAACCGTAAGTCGAACTGGCAGAGCGTGTGAATGTAGTAGCAAACAAAGGCACAAGCCGCTCGGCACGGGATAGTTTGACTGCAAGATTATCTCCGACTCCTTTAAGAGCCGTACTGACAATGGACTCGCCGCCTACCTTTGCCGCATCTCTCACCAACACAGCGGTCGTGTCATCAACCATAGACACAGCACCGCGCAGGGCTTCGCGAGTAATTGCTTTAGCACCACCGCGAGCAATGCCTTTAGCTGCGGTGTATAGGCCCGTAGTTCCAATAGTAGCTAGGATATCGGTTGCAACTTGGGGGATAGTATTAATCAATTGGAAGCCCAAACCAAACTCATCACCGAAAAGACGCGCATACTCTTCACGATCAGACTGCTCCTTGTTCATGGCAACAAGTGCTTTGGCGGCGGGCTCAAAGCCCATCAAGGCACCGATGCCAGCAGGAAGTGTCGCGAGAGCAGAGAAGGTGCTCATGCCCAACTGTTGGAGCCGCTCCGACATGCCGTCGTAATTCTGCGAGTTATTACCAACCCACTCCTCAACGAACTGTGCATCTGTCTTACCAGCAGCCTTAGCCTGTGCAAAGCTAGAAGCAGCCTCGCCGCTCTCGCCTAAGATAAGTTTAAGGATCTTTGGTGCTTCAGTCTCAAGAGCAGCCTGACGACCAATGGTAGCACGCTCCTTCTGGTCGTCGTTCAGTGGAGCCATGCTGAGGGCCTTTTCAAACTGAGCCTTGTTTGCGATAAGGGCGGGGCTAACAATGGGGCTACCCAAACTGTCCACATCGATTCCGGTTTCCGGCCTGTCGGCGCGATAGACAGGTCCAGATTGACGCTTAAGCAAGTCGCCCAAAAATTTGTCTACTTCAGTATTTGAGAACCGACTTGTGATTGCCTTGTTGTTTGCAATAAGTTCGGACGGTGCGAGTGCTTGCTCCTCAGGATGGGAGAGGCCAAAGGCACTAGTGATAACATTAGACAGCGCGTCAAATGGAACAGCCACTACCTCCTTGATACCCTCGAAGATAGACTCGCCAGTGGTCATTTGGGACTCACGCTTAGCCTCGCGGATGCGGGCGGCTTCTTGATCGAGAGAACTACGGAGGGCGGGGTCCTTCTTAGCAAGCTCAAGAACCGTATTTTGAAACACGCTATACCGCGTCCCTTCTGCAACAGTTGATTTGCCACCGTTAATAGGCGACATCAGTTCTTTGACACTGCGGAGATCGGAGGGGGAGATGGCTCCGTTGCTAATCAAAGAGTCAAGCTCTCCGTTTAGGTTCTCTGGTTTGGTGTCTGCTCCGGTATAGAGTTGGCGACCGCCCTCTTCTTCAACAGAGACAACGCGATAGTCTCCTCTGTCAACAGCGGACAGACGAGCACTCTTCACTGCACTCTTGTCACCAATATAGCCGTCAATAACTCCTTGTAGGTCGCCAACTTTATCCGGCGACACTTGTTTGAGCGAGAGATACTGCTGGATCGTCGGGGCTTTCTGCAAGTACTCAGGGCTATCCGCAGCGAAGTCGGTCTGGTAGTGGTCAAGTAGGAACTTCGCATCGGCATCCTTGTTCTGCGTCGGGGTAAGCAAACCCTGCATCTTCAGTTTAATATCGGCTTCGGGCTCGTCCTCCGCGATCAGACGATCAACAACAGCACGGTCATAAATGCCCTGTTGAATTTCCAGCTCACTATTTTCATCAAGCTGACCATTTTTATAGGCATTAGTCCGAACGTAATCGGCATATTGCTTGATCTTTTCAGATGGGTCGGCGGTGGCATTGGCTTCAGCCCATGCGTCAAACGGTTTAATTTCCAGCATTGTGGTAATTCAGTTGTATGTGTTTAGGGGATGTCTATTTAGACGGAGTAGTGAAAGATGAACGGAGAGAGGGTCGTGTGGGCTTTGCGGGTACAGGCAACCGCGTACCGGATTGGATACCAATTGCGATGCTTTGTCCAATAGTAAGTTGATCAATAGCACTACCGCCTTGGAACTTTTTCTGTTCTTCCGGCGTTCCGAATTGGTTAACGAGAACAGTTACCGCTTCTTTGGTTGCGGGCTTTTCAAATTCGTTTGATGGCTTCAAGGGGTCCAGTGGATTCTTAAGCAGCTTACCTTCGATAGCGACATCCAGAACTTTATTCAATCCGGCATACTGCTGTTGGAACCTGTTCTGTTCGTATCTGGAATCTTGCTCCATCTGTTCCTTTAGCTTTTTGCCGGAATAAAGACCAGCACCATAAATATCAATTGGCACATCTTCGTTGGCTTCTAGTGACCGTCCGAGTTCTCCTTCATATGCCGCAAGATATTTCGGATCGGCTCCGTTATTAAAGTAGTCGAGCTTGGTGATGCGATCTTTAGGTTGTGCGCTAAGACTAGAGTTAGCTGCACTAAGAGCGTTGGCAACCGCAGGATTAACCGCAGCTTCACCAGCGTATTTTACGCCTAGCTGCCCGTAGATGTCTTTTTTAGTGGCCGAATCAAGTGTCGTATCTTTCATTACAGGATTAAGTTCCTCTTGCAATTTAGAAAGCCCACCAAACATATTCCGCTTACGGGCGGCTTCCTCCCGCGCTTGTTCCAAAGTAAACTTAGCTGTCTCAAATTGCATTTGCCTTGACTTAATATCCATGCCCGCCTGCTCAACATTTGCACGATCCATGTAGGTCCGTTGAGCGGACTCAATATTACTCTTCGCTAATTGTGCCCTTAGTAGGGGGTTTAGTTTCGGGTCTTGTGATAACGATTTAAAGTATTTCTGCTGAGTAGGCAGAAAATCTTTTTCGTAAGGGGTCTGCCCCATCGAAGCTGTAGCTCCTACGGGTGCTTCGGTATCTACCAAAGAATCAAAATCAGAAAGGGCCATAATTATTTATTGGTTGGTCTTTGCTTTTTTACTTTTGTCACGCAGCTCCCTAAGTAATTTACTGGCCTCCATGTCTACTGCTATTTTTTCTTCTCGGGGAAGTGCTAGAAACTCTTCATCACTGATGAGTGAACGCCTAATCTTTTTGCGTTGGTCCTCCCTTCTTTCACTAAGTCTTAGATTAAATTGCTGTGCCTCAAGTTCACCTTTGGCTCCAAGAAGCCTATTGCGAGCCTCAAGTGGGGCCTCCATCGTTGCGGCAAGGACCGGAACCGGATTAGCGAAGGGGCTAAGTGGGTTAGCTTTGAATGCTGCACGACCAACAGTATACCCAAGACCTTTTTCATTAGCAGCAAGAGTTTCGTCTATCATTTTCTGACGGAAATCTTCATCAGTCTGATATCTAAAAGCTTGTAAGATTGGGTCAATTACTTGCAGTGGTTTTGACGCACGACTAAGCCCCGTAAGCGCAGGAGCTAGCCTTGTAGCTGCGCTTGCAGTACGGGCAAGTTGTGCTGCGATAGGTGCAAACCGCGACACACCAGCAGTATTTGTGACTGGGTATTTAACTGCTTGCATTATGGCTGCAATATTGAGCTTCCTTAAAGCATTGGTGTCCTTTAGTTGTTTTGCAGTTTGGGCCACAGCAGAGGCTGGTCTGCTAACCTCTGCAACATCCTTTGTGCTAATATCACCAGCAAGGCTTTTGATTAGTTCAGCAGCAGTCTCAGGAAGTGCCGTCTCTGGATCAACAATATCTTGTGGTTTTGGCTTGCGGCTTGGTGACTTTGCAGATTCAGGTGGCCCCATAAGCTCAAATGGTTTTGTGGTTGTGGCAGGGGCGGCCTTGCTAGTTGGGGTCAGTCCTTCTGCTCCCGAGATTGGGATCATAGGGGATGTCAAACCTTTTACAATCCTTGCCCGCTCCCCGACATCTCTGAGGATAGAAGCCGTAGCCGCGTCGATCTGCGCTTGTGCTTGTACGGGGCTTAGTCCAGCGGCAACGGCAGACTCAATAGCCCGAGCCTTTCCGGCTGGCGTGAACATGGCACTGTTTTCCCCATAGCCTGCGCTAGTGTTAATCTGCGCTGCAAATTGTTCTGGTGTCTCAGCGAGAGGTGCTTGCCCTTTAAAGCTACGGATAAGTTGTTGGACCCGCAGATCTTTTTTTACAGGCGGTGCTGCCGCTCTTTCGGATTTTAAACGCTCCTGCCTTTGCTCTTCATCGTAAGCCATTCTATCCAGCCTAGGCGTAACAGACCCGTAGCCGGAACCCTTTACGGCAGCGAGGGCCTCCTCCTCGGAGGCACCCGAAGCAATAGCCGACTGGTAGATCTCTATATTTTTTTTCTGAGCATCTGCGGCTCGCTTTTCGGTTACATTCGGAATAGCCATAGTGTTTGATTATTAAAATTACCAGTTAAAGTTGCAAGCCCACCATTTAGGGGTTGTCTTGTCTTTCGATTCAGAGCAATTCATGCGGGATTTAAAATTAGCGCGACGTTTGGAATCACCGTGCTGCAAGTAGTCTTCGTAGCCACGCTGCCCGAACTTAACTTTGGCGACCTTAGGTCCGTCCTTAGCGAGCACCACGTACTTCTTAGGGTCTCCAGCAGGTGCCTTCTTGGGTTTATTAAAACCAGCAAAGAGCTCGCCACGATATTTGATCTTACCGTCAGGGGTTCTTTTGAATTGAATCGACACACACGGAATCGTGCACCATCTAAAGCAAAATTGCAAGTAATTATTTTGGATCGGACACGGGACAGGGTAATTGGCAAGTTCTAACAAATACCGCTAAAGGATACCCTATAAGTATTCTTCCCTTTAGGTAATTCATATTAACTCATTAATTCATTTCTTTTTAAAACCTATGAATTATTGAATTATTATGAATTACACTAGTTTGAGAAACTCTTCAGATTCTCCTCCCGTGTAGAAAAGTCCATTCTGGATGGTTTAGTCGTAGATCAAATGGGTGTGTTTCGACCTGCTGACGACATCGAGATCGCGAAGAGTGCGTGGTTGCCGCATACCGAAGACCCCCTGCTCACGGTTTTTCGGGGCATCTACGGCAACCAGTCCGTGCCGCTGCCTTGCAAGATCCAGCGCAATGAACGCTGCGTCGGCAATGTCGGGCGACTGGCCTGACCTTTGTTTGAGTTCCGCCTTGGATTCAACCTTCACCTTCAACGTGCCGGATTTCACCATGTCGTACCTGCGTGAGCACATCTCCTTTGCCAGTTCCGAATTGATTCCGCAAATCTGCTGCGTTCTCATAAACTCCTTACCAACAAACCAAAGTTCTGAAACACGGTTGGTGTAAAGCTCCTCTCCCGTTAACTGGCTGTTCATGCTCACACGCCGATCCGACGGCTTGCCTCCAAACTGCACACGCAAGAACTGGTCCGACCACTCTCCGGCAAGGACATCGCAAAAAGGCGAGCCCGCTCCCGTCGAGTCAATCGCTACGTTTTCCGGTTTGATACCCAGTTTCAAACAGTGGTCTCGGATTTGATGTACGATTTGGTATGTACGCGGCACTGCCTTATTAGCCGTGTCGTCGTTTAGTGCATAATAGTTCTCAAACTGTAATCCATATTGTCCATTAGCGAAGGAGCCGACCCGTGCCGTGTACATTATTGTCCGGTCGCCCCCATTGGTGAAGGCCGGATCTACGCCCGCAATCAGCGTTGTGGGCCCGCTGAACTCACACGGCTTAGTCGCCCCAGACTTAATCATCTCTGCCTCGCCGTAGATGCCCTCGTTCTCGTCAGAGTCAAAGAACACGGCACGCACCATTCGGTAGTACGCCCTACTTGTTTCACCTAAAAGGGCTTTGTCCTCTTCAATTTTCTCTGCCGTGGGCAAGAACGGGTAAAGCGTTTGTCCCGCTAATACGTTGGGGCTGCGCTCACCATCGAGCCGGATGTACTTGCCACCCCATTTTGTAACCCACTCGTCGTCCACGTCGGGCGTGATCGAATCCCACCCATTTTTTGGCGTGCTCCAATCCCCGAACGCATCGAAGCGACTTGAGGGGTTACTCGCTCCTTTAAATTCGAAGCGGGGGTTCTTACTCAAGTTGGCGAGCGCGGCTTGCTTGATGGCGGGGCTGAGCTCACCCAACTCGTCTCCAATCAGGATCACATGTTTTTGCTTAAGGCCGATGAACTTTCCGATTGCCTCGCGTGTCCTGCTTTTTTCCGCTGCGATCAAAGACAGCCCTGCGCGGTCGAAGGTCTGGCCGTTCTCATCAACGTAGTTGGCGGAACCAATCGAGTCTCGGATATTGATCGGAGCACCGTCAATCACGGAGAGCAAAGAGATTACGGAACCCCACACCCGCTTACGAGCTTCCCGCAAAGTCGTGGATGTCATTAGCACAAGGGTGTCCCTCGGCGCGGCAAGCCAGCTAATGATCCCGTATCCGGCAAGGGTGTGCGATTTGCCGGATGAAGCCGCGCCCCCGATGGCAAGGTATTTGTTGTTGATGCATTCGTGGATGATCTTATCCGCCCACGGGTGCCTCAAGAACATGTGTTCCGGCAGGTCGTCCTTGTTCCACAGCAGGTCCGCAATGCGCCAGAAGTAGAACTCACGGGCTTTGGGCGATGTGTGGTTGGCAAAGCCCCACAGCAAAGCCGTAAGCGTGCTGGTGATCGGGATAAGAAAGCCCCCGACATCCATCTTCTTACTTGCCGCATCAATCCTCGGCTCCAATACTGACGTAGTTACCTTATCTGGATTTTGTTTTTTAGCGCGGCCCATACGAGCGGAGGCTACTAAATTAAAAAAGGTTTGACAAGTAATTGTTTTTCGGTTTGTCTCAACCCGTCATGCCGGATGCCGCAGCAAAACCAAAAGTAAAAGCCAACAAAAGAGCTAAGTCTAAAACCCAAAAACTGCGGGAGGAGGCTACCGCTAAACGGCGCAGGGATGCTGAGATCAAACAACGATGTTTTGATCTCTACGCGTCCGGTTGGAAACAAGTCCGCATCTCCGAAGAGCTCGGGGTCGGTGAACACTCCATTTGTCGCTGGTTGCGCGATGCAAATAAAACGGCGAAGAGTGACAACAGCGCAGAGGAAACCGGACCCGCACCGGAACCCTTTCAAAAGAATCTGGAAGAGGTCACCGCTACTATCGTCGAAGACTCAAGACTCTCTGCGCGTGACGAAGAGCAGCAAACCCTCTTGGAGATTGCTGAGAATCAGGCAAGCCCGTCGGATAAGTATCAAGCGTACGTTGCTGCGTCCGCAATTAAAATGCTACGCGACAACATGATGAACGTCCGAGGGCCTAGGACTGTCCGTGAACTCTCCGAGCTTGACCAGCTAATCCGCCGCAACTTGGGTCTGAACCCAAAAGGTGGCAGCAATTCTGGTGGTGGACTGAGTATCGATATCTCAATACTCAACAATGCCAAAGCCGCAAACGGCGGGGCAAACGTCGTTGTCGAAGCGGAAGAGGTTGAATGACCGATACTTAAACCATTACTGGTCTTTTATGAGTGACATACAAGTTATTATTGGAGTGGATAACGGCATAAGCGGCGGCTTGTGCGCCATCAGCAGCCACAGTGGGTCTCACATTGAAGCAATCGCAATGCCTACGGAAGAGGTAAGTGGCAAAACCGAGGTCCATGTCAAAGGCATTTTATACTGGCTGGGTCAATTCTCCCCACTGAGCACCGTTGTAGCCATCGAGGAACCGCTCCGGCACGCCAAGTCCTCTCAGGCAATGCGCTCCATGAGCATCTCGTTTGGCAAGATCTTAGGTCTTTGCGAGACGAATGGGTATTCCGTATGCAGGGTGCAGGTTAAGGAGTGGCAGGATATCGAGTTGGGCAAGCGGCTTGCAAAAGGGCAGACCAAAGTAAAAGCCCTTGCTGTAGCCAATAGCCTCTGGCCCGAAGAGAATTGGCTCGCCACAAGCCGAAGCCGCACCCCCCATGACGGAATGATTGACGCAGCCCTAATTGCACACTACTATTTACATTACAAGATATGAACAGGCTTTACATTATCGACGCCCTCTCCGCAATCCTTGAGGATATTTTGAATTACCGTCTCACGTTCCCCTTCCGTTCGGAGTTCGAAGCTTTCTTTGAGCCGGAAGAATTTGAGGTGTTTCAGAATATGGTGATGCAAGAGTTTGATCTTGAGGACATTACGATCCTCGAATCGGCTGAGACGTTCAACGAATTGATCGCTCTTCTGGAGGACGAATTATTTTTCTGAAAAAAACATTGACGCACTGACCGTTCTCAGGTAGTTGATTGTTCGTAACACGAAATCAACACACCATGTCATTCGGAACAGGAGCAGGAAAAGGAAGTTTGCCACGCGCTGTAAAGGGCGAAGCATTTCGCGCAGCATACGACTTGATCAAGATGCCGGAATCGCTCGATGCGTTGCTGGCAAAGTTTGATGCCGCAGTCAATGAACGGGATTCTGCGCTCGTTGAACACCTGCACACGCAGATCAAAGCGCACCCATACTATAGCGGCAAGCCATGAACGTAGTAATCTTCATACTAATCTGGATCTTCGCTGCTTTTGTGACTGCCGCTTTGTGGCATGCGCTTGTTGGCGGCAATAACAACTACCCGAAACAATAACCCTTATGGAAAAAAAACCAAAATCGACAGTAAATTCGGCTGGCAATTACACTAAGCCGACAATGCGTAAAGCCCTCTTTGAGAGGATCAAAGCGGGAACAAAAGGTGGCGACCCCAATGAATGGTCCGCTCGCAAAGCACAGTTGCTCGCAACGGAGTACAAGAAAAAGGGCGGAGGCTACAAGTGAAAGACCCACAGAAGTCATTGAAGGATTGGGGCGACCAGAAATGGAGAACCTCTGACGGCAAGCCAAGTGAGGGCAAGAAGCGATACTTGCCTGACGCAGCTTGGAATTCTTTGACAGCCGCTGAGAAAGCGGCTACGAACAAAGCGAAGGCCAAAGGCAACGCTGAAGGAAAACAATTCGTAGCGCAGCCGAAGAGCATCGCAGAGAAAACAGCCCGATTTTTAACTAAAAAAGACAAGCAATGAAGAACGTAAACCTCCCAAAAGCGAGAGTATACATCCGCTGCGATGCATTCGGTGGCTCCGCTACTGAGTTCGAACCTGCATGGCTTGTGAGTGTTCGGGCAATCCGCAACCGTCCACTTGTATTTCAAGTGTGGGTTGACAAATTTGCCGCTTGTTACGACAAGATCCCGCCACAGTGCGTTTACCACTATGAGCCAGACGGTGACCAGATTGATC